CGGTTGCCATACGCCTCGCCGCCACGCTCGACCAGCACCGGTGCGCCAGGCGCGTAAGTGATGCCGGCCAGCGCGCGGCCGTCCATCGGCTGGCGGTAGGCGTCGAACCAAGTCGAGGCGCTGATGAGCGCGCGCTTGCCATGCGGTGACCTGCACTCAATGTGGCCGTACAGCGCGTTGAACGCCCGCCGACTAATCTCTGTGCGGTCGTCGAGGTTGAAATACCCATCATCGGCGACGACATACGCCCATCTGCGGTGCAGCTCGCCCCGCTCAATCCGGCCATGCTCACGCTCGCGCACATCGGCCAGCGCCTCGGCCGCGCTCTCAGCCTCCACAGTCCCCGCTGGCAGTCGCGCCAAGGCGCTCGCCATCGTGAGCGCCAGCAGCTCGTCGCGCAGCCCCGGCTCACGCTCCGGCCCACCCTGCGCGCCCACCCACGCTAGGAACTCTCGCGAGTTAAAGTCCACACAGTGCCCGTGCAGGCAGCAGTAGGACCGCCGCGCGGGGGCGTAGCGTCCCTCGGGGTTGCCATCGCTATGCTGCGCAGCATTTGGGCAGACCACACCGGCCCACCCTTGGGCGTTAGGCCGCGAGATGATCAAGCCTTCTGCACCCAGCCACGCCCACACGTCATCGCCACCATCATCGGCCAGCGCACGCTGCGGCTGCCATGCGCCCGCCCGCGCACCGGGCGCCGTAGGCGCAACATCGAACGCAGCACACAGTGCGGCGTAGGTGAAAGCCCGCGTCGGTTCGAACTCGACCAACCGCGCGGCAAAACCATCGCGGCCGGGCTTGAGGTTGACCGAGCCGGGAACGCGGAAGTTGCGCACGATGCCACCAGCGCCAGGATCTGTCAGACCCTTAGCCGCTAGCGCCCGCACCAGCGTAATGAACTGCTCTTTAGTTGGCACCCCGTCCACATCGAAGACGTAGGCGGCTTGGAACGAGCCGGGTGACGACTCAATAAGCCACGTCGGTGGCACGGCCGGCATGGGCGCCTTATCCGTACCGCAGTCGTCGAGCACCAGCAGCAGCGGGAACTCAACGCAACGGCTCTGGGCCACCGGCCGGCCGTCGGCGAAGCGATCGAGGATGAACGAACCCGTGTTGCCGTATAGCGACCAGCTAGGGTCGCGCGGTGCGGTCGGTAACATCGGGATAAACGTGCACTTAGGCGAGCCGTCGGCGTGCGCCGCAGCGGGCCGGGTGGGCTTCTGGCGTAGCAGTAGGGCTGTCTCACCCTCGGGCGCTAAGCCCGCGTAGAACTCAAAAAAATCCATTTGACCTCCTACTTGCCAAAGCAAGTGCGAATCTTCGATGTAGCTGCTAGTGGCAGGCCACTGGCCCACGCGGGCGGTGTCGCCATGATAAGCACCAGCGCCTCGCGAACGCGCTCTGCATCGCGGGCCGGCACCTCTAAAACAATTTCGTCGTGAACGTGCATGACGGCGGTGTCCACCACTGCCCGCAGCGCGTGCCGCAGCAGGTCGGCCGCACAGGCTTGGGTCGCGTTCTCACAGGCCAGCCCATGCCATAGCCGCGCGCGGGGCCAGCGTGCAGCAGCCGCTGCGGGCTTGAGCGCGGCCTTGGCAAACTCAACACTGCCGTCTGCGCCAAACTCAGCGTAGGGATAGCACAGCACGCGCCCGCTGGGCAGCGCGTACCAAAGGTGCCGGCGATCGTAGTAGTAGGTAACCCGCCCTGCGGCTTGATGCGTGCCGGGGCGGCGCATAGCCGCAAGGTAGGCCGCCTCAAGCTGGCTCCAAAACTCCACCGCCCACGGGTTGGCCCCGCGCCATTTGCGGATAGCGGCCTTGACCTCAGCCTCGCTCATCGACACCCCGTAGCCCCGCGCCATCGCCTCGAACGCACCAGCACCGCCACCAAAACCCAGCGCCAATTCTTGGACCTTGCCGACCTGGCGTTGCGGTTCCGACACCGCATCGTAGTCCACCCCGTAAGTGGCCGCGGCGTTACGCTTGTACGGGTCTTGGCCGGCGCGAAAAACGTCCAGCTTATCCTCCCCGGCCGGCGACCCCGCCAGCCACGGGTTAACGCGGCCCTCAATCGCCGACCAGTCAGCGGTGACAAACCGCTTGCCGCGCGCGGGCACCAGTGCGGGCCGCAGCATGCCGCGCAGCACATCAGTGATACGCGGGCCGTGGTCGGGCACTAGCGGTTGCCGGCCGGTCATCGCGGCGCGGGTGGCGTCAGGATCGGCCACCACCCGCCGCGCAAAGTTGTGCACCTGCGCGCCAAAGCTAGCGTAACGGCCAGTCGCCGCCCCGCCGCTGAACACGAACGCGCCACGCACGCGGCTGTCCTCCACATCCGCCAGCGCGGCCAACCGTTTGAACTTAGCGACGCTCGACGCCCATAAACTGTCAGCCAATGCCACGACCGCGCGCGCGCTAGCGGCTAGGTCTGGGCACGCCAGCAAGGCGGCGCGCACAGACTTATCGATGCTGTCCCGGCCGCTCTTGCCAGCCATCAGCGGTAGCTGCTCCGGCGTTAGCTGGGCGGCCACCCACGCCCGTAAGGACGGGGTGCGTACACCGTTGACCGCACCGCTAGTCAGCTCCCACACCTCGTTTTCGATGGCGTTGGTCTCGGCGGTTGAGTACTCCTGCGCCGCCACGCACAGCGCCGTGTCTACTTGGATGCCACGGTCGTTGATTTGCTCGTTGACGTGGTAATCGGCTAGCTCATCGGCCGTCAGCTCGCGTAAGGCTAGGCTCATCGCCCGCATGGCGCGCACGTCCTGCTTGCAGTACTCCTCCAGCGCCGCGTAGTCGGCCGCAGTACCGGCGAACGGGGGGTGACAGCACTTGCGCAACAGCGCCGCCCCTGCGTGGTCTTTCTGCATCTTGGCGCCGAGAAAGCGGCCGGCATCTGCCAGCGCACCCGGCGCACAGTTAGCGCGAGCCTGCGCCCCGGTGCAGTAATACTGCTCGGGCTTAAAATCTAGCTGCAAGTCGTACCAAAAAATCAGCCGCTCAAAAGCGGCGTTATGGGCGCGGATTTGGCCGGTGTGCCCGGCCACGGCGGGCGGTATCGGCTCACCGCGCCGCCATAGCTGGACCTCGCCATCATCGATGGCCCAGCCAAAGCAAAGGGAGTGGGTGTCTGGGTCGCGGGCGTAGTTGTATGCGCCCACGGCCATTAAATCAGCAGTGCCGCGGCACTCAAGGTCAATCCACAAAATCATAAAAAAACGGGGCGTTGCCGCCCCGCCTCCGAGTCAGGATGAATTAACGCCGAGTTTTGCGGGCAGGCGCTACCGGTGCCGGCTCATCCTCCTCCTCGTACTCCTCGTCCGGCTCAGTCCCCATCACGCCGCTCAGCGCGGCCCAACCGTGGATCGTAAACACCGGCGTGAATATGCGACCGTAGCTCTTGTGGTTGTAGAAGTCGCTGGACAAACCAACAACTGGCACGGGCGACTGCGGATCTGAATCAACATGCCGCGCTAGCTCAACCGCCAACTCAGTGACCGCCTTTTTGCCGCCCACGCTGGTGGCAGAGAACCGCGCCTCAAGACCTTTGTCCTCGCCGCTAGTGCACACCAGCGAGAACCCCACCTGGCGTTCCCAGCCGCGCGCCGCACCAAACGGCGCATCGCCCTGCTGCGGCACCGGCTCAGCCACGCCCACCATCTTCTCCCCCAGCACCGCGCCGTCGCCCCACGCAATCCAGCCGTGGATGAACGAGTATGGGTTAACCGCCCACTTCGCGTCCTTCTCCACCTCAGTCTGGTCAGCGCCGAACACCCAGTGGCCGGTCTTGTCCATCTTGAGGATGACCGCCCCGCCACCGCCGCCATTACTGGCTTCGGTCAGGCCGCGCAGTTGGATGGCCAGCGTCTGTACGCTGGGTAGGTTGGCGTTGCCAAATTTCACAATTTCCATGTCAGTTTCCTTTTAAAGTTTATTAAGGGTGGCAAGTATTTGCTGCCCGATTAGCACCACCGGCGCGCGGGAATCATCCTCGCTCGCCAGTGTGTGACCCGAACTGATAGCGACTATCAGGCCGTCGGGCATAGCGGTCTTGGTCTTTTTCAAAACCCTCTCCACCTGCGCCGGCGACTTCAATTCAGACACCATCAGTTCCGATTCTTCAATGCCTGCGGCGCGCAGAGCGGCCGCGGCGTCAGTCTCATCCCGCCAAGCGCGCGTCGCACGCTTAGCCACTAGTTTATACCCATCGACCGGCTGGCCGGCCTCTAATTTAGTCATCGCCAGCGCGCGCAGGTCGCGGATCCAACCTTCCAACAGCTCAGCATTGCGCAAGTACTGGCCGACCATAGCGGGGTCCAGCGCGGTTAGCTTCAGCGCCAGCGCACGCTCAACCGCACCCGTGTGGGCTGGACAGGTCGGCTTAGCGGGACACCACCGGCACCATGCGCCGGCCGCCAGCCGCGGCTCGGGCGCCTGACTTGCAGCAACCGCGGCGCGCAGCGTGCGCTCGTAAATCTCAAGCTCTAAGTGTGTCACGGTCCAGCGGCTCATGCCGGGCGGCTGCACGATGATCAACTCGATTTCGGTGGCGCCCTGAAACGCCCAGTCCAGTGCGGGCGTGCGCATAGCAGCGCAGGCGTAGAACATCAGTTGGGCGTTCTCGACCGCCGACACTGGCTCGCGGCCAAACTTCCAGTCGAGCACGATAGCTTTGGTCCCCCGCCGCATGATCAAGTCACACGACCCCCACGCTTGCGGGATAAAGTTCCCGAAATCGACGCGGGTTTCCACGATCATCTCGGCCGACTTGTCAGGGTCAATCTCATCCAGCGCCGCCAGCGCCGGCAACAGTTTTTCCTCAATCAGATCATCAGTCAGAATCTCCGCGTTAAAACGCATCCCAAGGCACTGCTTGGCGCTGCGGTCGGTGTCCAGCACCGTGCTGATGGCGCTGTGCAGGAGCGTGCCCTCGTCGGCGTACCGGCTGCCGACCTGCGTCGGCATTTGCTCGGCCATCGCGACGGACGCCGGGCAGTTGATGACTCTGGCGGCGGTGCTGCCGCCCACTACTGTACTGTGTTGCATGACGTGTCCCTTGGTTTGTGTAACAAGACTGAAGACACTTTCAACGCTTGTCAACTTGTTTGTAATGTTGTTACAGTGGCAACAGGCAACAACACAAACAAGGTAAAAAAAGATGAACCAAGAAATAAAAGAAGCGTTATTGAATTTTCGGCGGCGCGAGTTGTGGGCGCTGGAAGACGAACTGCGCCGCGCAGAGTCTGCGCGCTTTGACGCGGTGCTGGCTAACAAGCTAGCCGCCATCGCGACGCAGGCGGAGCACGAAACCGCCGTCACTGACGCCTACAAAAAGGGGTTCACCGACGCATGGAACTTGTCGCGCTGATGCTAGAGCGCGAGGTTGAGGCGTACTTGCGCAAAGCGGTGCAGGCCGCCGGGGGGCAGGCGTACAAGTGGCGCTCGCCCACCGGCGGTGTGGCAGACCGCGTGGTGTGCCTGCCGGGCGGCGTGACGTGGTTCGTTGAGATTAAGACGGCCGGCGGGCGGTTGTCGTCACTACAGATTATTTTTGGCAAAACGATGGCACGCCTGGAGCAAAACTACGCCGTGTTGTGGTCAAGCGAGGATGTAGACCAATGGCTCTCCGAGAATATCAAAATTGGAAACTTTAAATGAGCTGGCTTTATTCGCAGGCGCTGGTGGCGGCATACTCGGCGGGCACCTGCTTGGCTGGCGAACCGTTTGCGCAGTTGAATGGGAACCCTACCCCGCAAGCGTTTTGTGCGCCAGACAAAATGACGGCATTCTCCCGCCTTTCCCGATTTGGGATGACGTGCGGTCTTTTGACGGACGGCCTTGGCGAGGAATTGTTGACGTCGTATCTGGCGGGTTTCCCTGCCAGGACATCAGTTCCGCCGGACGCGGGGCCGGGATTGACGGAGAAAAATCCGGCATGTGGAAACACATGGCGCGAATCATTGGCGAAGTTAGACCCCGCTACGTCTTCGTGGAAAATTCCCCAATGCTCACTATTCGAGGACTTGACGCCGTCCTCGCCGACCTTGCCGCGCTGGGGTTCGATGCGCAATGGGGAGTTGTTTCGGCAGCCGACGTTGGTGCCCCGCACCGGCGAGACCGAATCTGGATTGTTGCCCACGCCGCTAGCGAGCAACACCAAGGCGCACCACATGCGGAGCGGGGGACGGCCAGCGCGCAGTTATTTGATACCCACGCCCACAGCGCACCCAGATGCCCCGAATCACGGCAGCAACAGCAACGGCCCCCGCAATTTGTTGGAAGTTGCCCAGACGGGCTGGAACCCCGGAATGATGTGGCCAACGCCCACCAGCACACTGGGCACCAACGGCGGGCTGGTGACGCCAACCAAAGGCCGAGAGGGCGGGACGCTGATCGAAGCGCTGAGCGCCCGGACGTTATGGCCCACGCCGACGGCGAGCGACAACCGCCCACGGGGGACGCCCCACACAACCGCCCGCCGGATGGCGCTTGGCAAGCAGGTTGGGCTAGAGGCGATGGTCAAGTGGTCAACCCCAACAGCGCACAATGCCAAGGAAACGAACGCGCCATCCGAGAGCAACCTGCACACGCCGACGTTGGCGGCACAAGCTGGTGGCGCGCTGAACCCGACGTGGGTCGAGTGGCTCATGGGGTGGCCGCTCGGGTGGTCAGACTTAAAGCAATTGGAAATGGGCAAGTACCAGCAGTGGCTGCAACAGCATGGGGTTTATTAAATGAAACTCCGTGACTATCAAGTAGCCGGCGCTGAGTTCCTGCGCGCCAGCGCGCGCGGCATGATGCT